AGAAACATTTCCGTTATAAGCAGCAACATCTCCAGTACCAGAGTACAACTTCTTATGTAGTACCCAATGAGCCAGCTCATGGGCACAGGTAAAACGGAGCCGCCCTAATTTTGACGGATCACAAAGCCGTTCATCAATTAAGATTGTACCGGCTCTTACTGCAATCATTCGATACTGTCTCTGTATCTGGTCATATAAGACAACAGCACCGTCATCGAAAATGGTTTCCCCTAATATCTTGGGGTTTTTGCTTAGTGTATGAAACTCCAGGATTAGGTCAAACTTTGTCTCGATAATGGTTTCGATTGGCACAGGACATGGTTGCCCGGATAGCAGAGAGGGATCATATTCCATCAGGATTTTTCGCCCTACCGCTTCGATTGCTTCTGTACGGATTTGTGGAATTGACAAAGCTCTCCCCCCTATCGTTTACGCTCCTTTAGCATTTTCATAAATGTCTGCCATTCTTCATCGGTAGCGTCTACTTCTTTTGCCACACGCAAGGCTGCCCGAACAATATCTTTTTCCATGATATAGTCTGGCAAATCAGCAGATACTGTATTGCGTGATTTTGCAGCCAGATCCAAAAGCAACTCATATTCTGATTTATCCAAATTCAGAAAGGCAGAGATGCGTTCCACAAAATCTCCATTGGGTGCAGGACGGCGGCTTTGCTCAATATCACACAGATAACCGTAAGCAATATTCAAATGCTTGGCTGTATCGCGTAAATTGAATTTGTGCGCCTTGCGTTTCTCGGCTATAAATGATCCAAAAGTTATATTGCCCACAGCATTCACCTCTCATTTGTTCGACGAACTGCGAACATCTTGCTTATATTGTATATCGAACATCTGTTCACTTCAAGGATAAAAATTTCATTTGAAAAGAGGTGTTAAAAATCAATAACACCTCTTTTGCGCTATATAAATTCCTGAGCGATTTGCTGCATTTCCGTAATGCACTCTTTGGGAGAGAGAATTTTTATTTTCCCTTTGAATTTGAATATCCAGCCATAAAAAGTTCCACTGGGGTTCACTTCAATTTTGGCTGTGAAGTGTGTATCATCATACCTATCAACAGCAGCATCTTCTCCATAATGATCTATGATTACTCTCATCAATTCGTTTTCACATAGAAGGGTTACTTCCTTCGATGACTCCGATGTAAACATATCAACCATTTTATTTGTATAGGAGGCTACATCAAATCCCTCTATCGGCATAAAGTAAGTTTCCAGATTTTCTACACTTGTTAGCCGATCTACACGGAAGTGAGCAATTTTCTGATGCTTCAGAGAAAATCCAATCAAATAGTAATGGTCATTTTTCCATTCAAGCGCATAAGGATTTACGACATAATAATATCCATCATGCTTTAAGATTTTCTTTTTTTCTTGAGTATATTCATAGTATTGGAACCGAATTTGCTGATGGTTTCCAATCGCTGTTTGGATATTGTCAATGATGTAGTAAACCTTTTCATTATGCGGTTTGACACGGCTGGATAAAGCAGCAAATTTTTGAAGCTGCTTTGCCTGATGTAGACTGGTCAGACGGCATAATTTCTGCACCAGCTCCTCAGACTTCTTGGCAGAAATGATCTTCGAGGATGCTACTGCGTCTGTCAGCATTTTCAGTTCTGGATACTCAAACAGGCGGTTTCCCATAAAATATTGGTTTTGGGTACTCTTAACCACCACAATATCAATCCCCGCATCGATCAGCGCATTGGTATCTGCGTAAACAGTCTGCCGCACTGCCTGAATTCCTTTTCCATTCAGATGGGCAATGATGTCAGATACTGTGGCGGGATGGTTTTCATCGGTCCGCTCATAGAGAAACCGGAGTAATTCCAGTATCCGCATATTTGTTGAATTCTGCATACTTCACCTCCTCGATTCTTAAAATGGCCTATTTTGTATGGTGTCCAGCCCCAAAGACCAGAAGCAGGGCGACAGCACAGAGAAGCAGGCCGATCCAATTTCGATCTATAATCAGCTTGATCACCGCCACAAGCAGAAGTCCGCCTACCAGGAGCACAACGCCATTCATTCAGCGTCCTCCCGAAGCATAGTTTCCCATGTTGATGTCCAGCACCCCTCTGGGCGGCTGGATCAAGGCATCTTCATATTGGCACTTCCACTGGATCTCCCGGCACATCTGGCCATCCGCCACGCCGTCTATGGTTTCCCCATCCTCAATGGGGTTATCATGCTCCAGAATATAGGACGCTGCATTATAGGCGTGGTTTACCACCCAGTTGGGGTCCATGCCGTGGAAGTGGTACTGGAGATCCGGCAAAAACAGGGTGCTCATGCCCACCGTGTCGATGAGCATATCCTCCGTGCCCTCGATGTTGAAGAAACGGACATTGACGCCAAAGCGGATGAACCGATCCGGCCCCTCAATCTGATGGGAGCGCACATCCTCTGCCAGAAACAGCTTGCCGCAGTTCTGGAAATAGAACGCCTCACAGGTGGGGTACAGCTCTGCCAGAGCCTCCAGAAAGTCGGCATCCAGGTTGGCACGCTCCAGCGCTGGAAGCGCCGCAGTCAGCATATCGGTGGCCACCACCTGATATTTGCACTCCCGGAAGATCCGGTCACGGTCCTCCTGGCAGTCCCACATCTGGCTCATCAGAAAGGCATCAAAGCCTTTGCCCTTGAACTTGTCGCATTTCATCACCATCAGCTGTACCGGGCACTTGCCGTCCTGAAATTCCGCGACATGATCCAGGGCGGCAAAGCCGGCCATTTTCTTATCATAACAGAAGCACTCTGTTGATCCGATGTGCTTCTCCATTATGGCAGTCATTTTTTCTTTATCCGGCATTTCTACCGGCTCTTTGAACAGCATCTGAATGAGATAGGGACCTCCGGGCTGGGGGCCTTTTTTGTTGTCCAGATTTTGCTGGAAAGCTTTATTGCTCATTTGGTTTCCTCCTTCTTTTCTGGGAACAGCTTCCACCGAAACTCCAGTGTAGCTTTTCGCGCAAAATGCAAAATGTTTTCGCGTCATTTGCAAAAACCTATTTTAAAAACAGAAAAAGGACGTTTTAAAGGGCTGTAAAATACCCTCCAAAACGTCCTTTTTCTACTGCTTTTTCTTCGGCTTTCGGTTTCCATGCTCTTCAACAATCAGATCTTTTCCCGTGATTTTGTGCTGATTCGGTACATATTCAATTAGATCTGAAATATCGCACTCTAATACTTCACAAATCTTGTCAACGTGATCCAGGTTTATACGGGTTACGAATTCGTGATACCATTCGTTGATTGTACTTGGCCGGATTCCAGTGGCTTCTGCAAGATCTTTCTGCGTCCACCTTTTTTCTCCAAGAAGCCGTGATAAATGAATTTTAATCATGATATCCATGCCCCTTTGCTGGTTATTCTAGCACGAGGGCACTCTTTAAAAGTCATTTTGTTATATTATAACGAAATACGTTATTTTTCGTAATTCCTGATTATCAATTCCTTGAATTGCGAAGTTTTCGTCTTACCCGCCAGGCTGTTATTCCGGCTTATTTCTTCGATATTGTAACCCTTATACAGTTCTCTGACGTAAGTATCATCATTATAAGATAAGATAAAACGGCCTTTGATACTGCTTAAAACGGCTTTTAAACGCTCATGATCCGCTTCGGTGAAGCTTCCCTCATAATATTTTTCCGTCCCATGATAAGGCGGATCAAGATAAAAGAGTGCCCCTGGTCTATCATAAACCCGAATCAGGTTTTCAAAGTCCTTGTTCTCGATTACAACACCCTGAAGCCTCTTTTGAATAAGGGGAAGGTACTCAATAGCATTGGCAAGGTTCTTTTTATTCGTTCCGAAGGTTCTGCGGTCCGACCCGAAGCTCACCTTAATAATATGAAAGAACCGCGCCGCTCTCTGGATATCCGTAAGCCCCTGACTGTCAAGCTGGCTCTTGCTGTCAAAGAACTGTTCCCGCGATATAGTCAACCATTCCAGTTCTCTCTGCAGTTCTCCGCAATGATACTTGATGCACCTATACAGGTTAATCAAGTTGCTGTCACGGTCGTTGAACACCTCCAGTTCTTTTCCCTGCTCCTTTTCAAAAAGAACCCAGCCAGCTCCGCCAAAAACCTCTACATACCGTGTAAATCCTTCTTCTGGAAACCTTTTTACGATCTCTTTTCTCAGTAATTTCTTTCCACCGATCCATGCAATAAAACTATTCATTATGTCCTCCTGATTTCAATTTTAAGGGGCATGAAATCAGGATTCTCCAGGAGTTCGCACTCCCAGAGCCTTCATTTATTTAACGTTTTAAATACGCACTGCTACAGAAGCCCGTGTAAGCTACTCCCTTCACAGTAGTCTTTACATAATACCAAGGCTTTCCTTTATACGGACTGTAATATCCATAACAGGAGACCGCTGTCCCCTTCGGGATCGTAACCAGAATATCTTTTGTTGTACCGGCTCCCGCTCTCAAATTCAGATCTACCGTGGTTTTATAGGTTCCGCTGATAGATACATCCTTTTTCTGGGCTGCTTCAACTTTTTTATTCTGGCTGCTCTTGGAACCATTGTCCAGAACAACCACAGTGTGTCCTTTCGTCTTTGTGACCAGGATATCCCCTCGTAACAAATAGTCAGCAGCTTTGCAATACTTATTTTCTTCCAGGATATAAAACTGGCCAGTCTGTTTCAGTTCGTCCACCTCATTCGCTGTGCTAAAACCATTCACATGAATGCCTGCATAAAGCACACAGCAACGTACCAATTCAGAGCAGTCTGTTTCCACGGCTGTATTCACCTTGGAAAGATCGTAAGTATATGGCTTCGCTGCCGCCGTTGCCGTTCCTCTGTGTCCCTGGCAATAACCGATATTGTTATTCTGGCAGGCGGCTTCCATATTTTTAGCGATTGCCTCCCGGACTGCAGGTGACTTTGCTCTAATAACAATCCAACCCTTTGAATGCAAATACCAGGACTGCGTTGAGACCTCTCTGCCAGTCTGATCGCCTGCCTTGCCACCATTTACTCCGCCATTTTCATTGCTTCTTGCACTTCCAACTCTTACTCCCATTTCAACTACACCTCCACATCATCCGTTGCTTCAATCACAATTCCCGAATTTTCCTGAATCTTCATCTGCTTTACTGCAGCTTCAATCAGGATCTCAATCTGTTTGTCCGAAAGTGCGATGTTCTTCTCCTGAAGAATCTCTTTTAAAAACTGCGTAACGATGGCTTTTTTCTCTTTTCCACCAGTGGCTTTCATGGTCTGCTGGGCCATTAAAACCGCTTTATATGCCCACTGGGCTACCAGGTTCAGCTTCTCAGAATCAACCTTGCTTTTTACCCAAGGAAGCACATATCTGGTTAATACCAGCACCGCTACCATCACCAAAATCTTTAAACATTCAAAACAAATATCACTCATTCTCCGTCTCCTCCATTATTTTTTTATCTGTCTCCCTGTCCTCCAGTTCATATTGTCTGGAAAGATGTCTATCTTTCGTTGTCTTGATCCAGCCCATTACTCCACATTCTCCGCCACATACGCTAAACACGCAGGTACATAAGGTATCTGGGATTCCCCCTGTTTTTATGTAAATAGCAATCATTGCAATCACAAAAACAAGTAAAAATATCGCCAAGATTACAAGGATCACATCCATGGTCTTCCACTTTTCTCTTTGCATGATCTTCCTCCAATTAAAAAGGCACATCGGAAACATCCGATGCACCTGCTTTTACCTTATTATTTCTCTGTGAGCTTCGTCCATATAAGGAAGTTCTCTGCAGCCGTATTCAGCTACGTTCATTTCTTGATCAATAGAATCCAGCTTCTCCCGATAATAATTCTTTACTTCTTCGGAAACCTGGTTCATATGTTCCAGATCTGTTACCAGCTCCCGGAGGAGATCTGCCTGCTTGGTTGTCACATCGCAAAGCGTGTCTATAATATGAAGCAGAGTCATGTTTCTTCTCCCTTCCTATCATTCCTGTTTTTCCGCTTCAATAGCCGCTTTCACCTTTTCACGGAAGGCCGCCGGTACGCTGTCAATGGTTCTGATTCCAGCTTTAACTAAAGTCACATAAAGTTCTAACATATTACACGCCTCCATTCTCTTTTTCATACAGATCTGCAATGGCCTGCATGATGACTAACTGATTTTTTTCTGTTTCAATAAGTTTTTCATAGATATCTGCCTGAGCGGCCATGGAAGTCAGCATATTTTTATTGCTGTTTTCCTGCTCCAGGGCTGAAAAATATTCTTCTTTTGTAAGAATCCTGTACTCGCATGAATAACCCTTATCAACTTCTCCGTTCCCGTCTTTTCTTTCATACGGAGTGATATTGCGCCTCTGAATGTAAGTGCCTTTTCCAAGCTCCTGAAGGGTTTCAGGCTGTTCTCTGCAGAGTTCCTTTTTCCATTCCTGCATGACGATTTACCTCCCTTGTCATCTTTGAAATAATCCGTTTGATTTTACGGACGTTTACCAATTCCTTAATATGTATCAAATACCAGTCATACGTTTCTGAATGTGTGATCCACCCCAGCAACGATACAAAACCACGGCAAAGCCCCAGCGGAAACCGCTGGCCGTTTTCTTCCTTTTTATGCAATTTTCGGGCTATGCGCTCTACATGAAGTAATATGCGCTTCCGGATCAACACTTTTGACCGGTAAAACAGCCAGCCCATGGCCGACACGCAGCGCCCCGTTTTCTTCCCATTTTTCTTGGTGTATTCAAATCGGAACACCTGCCAGTCACTCTTCATGCGTAGTCTCATCTTTCCAAGCACCTGCCGAATGTAAAGCAGTGCCTGGTGCAGCTTCTTTTTGTTATCATCAGCCAGCGTATAATTATCCATATACCGGACATGATGTGCTATTTTCAGCTTACATTTAATGTCATAATCCAGTTCCTGGAGCATGAAATTCGCAAGCCATTGAGAAAGATAGAAACCTAAAGGCATTTCTTTAGGAAAATATGTCATGCAGACATCAATCAGATGTAGGAAAAAGTTATCTTTAACTCTACGCTCTAATTTTTTCCGAACAATTTTATACTGAATATGGCTATAAAAATGTCGGATATCTGCCTGTGCAAAGTTCCTGATTCCCTTTCCACTTTCGATCCAACGTCTGATAGCTCGCTGCCCCTTCAGGGAACCCCTTCCGGGAAACGATGAGAAGCTCATCGGATAACTGCTTCCCGCTATGATCGGCTCCAGGATCATTACAATAACATGCTGAATCCAGAGTTCCACCATAGTCGGTACATAAACAACCCTCGTCTTTCCAAACTCTTTAATAATTACCGGGTTATGCTTTACTGGCTTAAATCGTTTTTGGGGATCAGTCTGCCATCCATCCGGTTTCGTATTCAGGATAATTTCCTGGATTTTCTTAACCCAGGCATCCAGATTTTCCTCCGCCATTTGAAAGTCTTTTCTCTTGGTTTTCCCTTTTCTCATACTTTTAAAAGCCTTTTTAATCACATCTTCCCGGCAGGCCAGCCGATACAGGTATCTATAACTTTTCTTTTTCTTCCAGGGAATCCCGGTCACCTTTTCAATATCGTATTTCAATATACGCATGATCTTCTATCTCCTCGCCGCTTTCGGACATTTCCTGCTACTTGCAGCTCCTGACCGGAACTATTTCCACTCACCAAAACCCATAAGGGCGGATATAACGATGTTTCAATCGTCTGCGGTGTAGGATTACCGGGAACATTTTGGTTGTCGTTCTAAAATTGATAGAAAAAGGACGCGCCGTAGTTCCACCAGGCGTTAGCAGCCACATTGTTCAGTGTGCGGGCCCAGAGGCCGTCATTAAGACCGTCATTGCAATTGCCGAACCGTAGCGAAACCGCCGGAAAGGGTGTTCCGGTAACCCCTAAAATTCGTTTATTCCCTGCAAGGGCATCGGGGGAAATCCCCCGAACCCCCTATTTTCTTTATGGGGGAAGACCCCCATACCCCCTAACAGCAGCTCACGCTGCTGCAGGTGCTGGAAGAAGTAAGGACGCGCCGTCGTGCCACCAGGCGTCAGCAGCCACATTGTGCAGTGCGCGGGCCCAGAGGCCGTCACCAAGACCGTCAATGCAACCGCCGAACCGTAGCGAAACCGCCGTGATTGTGGCGTTTACCCAAGTATGATCACAATAGCCAGTTGCCGAAGTTCCCTCAATTTCCTCTGACGGAATCGCTCCAAAACCTTTGACTACGTGCATGGTCGCATTGTAATGGTTTGCTGTCACGTTGCAGCCTGTATCCAGATACCCGTCTCCACTCAGATTGTAGGTATAATCTGTAGATACCTTAATTCTTCCATTGACCGCGACCATATACGGATCACGCTGCCAAAGCATATAACTGCCCAGAACAGCGCTATGAAAAATCTTATTGAAAGACTTATTATCATCTGATCCATAAAACCGGCCGCCTCCAACTACCTTGTTGATCTGAGTTCCATAATGCTGGGCTTTATCCTCTACATAGCTGGAGCACATTCCGCTTCCAAAAGAACTTTGTGAATCTGTGCTTCGCGTAAGCATTACACAAATATCTGCTAACGTATTTGTAAGCGGGCCGCCGAAGAATAACCCGCTTGCACTCGTTTTCAAAATCGCTGTGTTCTGCTCTGTAGTGCCTATTGCGGTTCCTGATGAATTATCAGAAGAGCTTCCTGAAGCAGTCAGGCAGCTCCACTGACCTGCAATGCTTCTCATCCTTCCGTTTCCATCAATAGAGCCATAGAACATGGGAATGAGCATGTAGTCCCTAACTTTTCCTTTGACATTAAAACCAACCGGCTGGAAATCCGGATCAACCTGCCGCTCGCAGAAGTATACATAACGATCTGAACCGACCTTATATTCCTTTTTGTAGATCTTCTTAATGACCGCCATTGCATTTCCTGCAAAATTTGCATTTGATACATCTGAAGCTGTTCCGTCTGCTTTCTTCGTATAATCATCCGGATTCAGATAATATTTGATTTCTCCATCCCACCCACACATAACCGGCACATTCGCTTTTAACCAGCTCCAATCCGCCCAGGAGCCATAATCCATGGCATGAGTAGCCATATTCATGGACATAGGCTTAAAGTCCTTGTTAGCGCCCAAGTATTCTACACGGGTAGCTGGATTCAGATCTGATGCTTCGTGAATAACCATTCCATAGATCGGTGCGTCAGTCGGGATCAGGTTCCGGATCAGCTTCTCTGTCTGCTCCTTCACTTCCAAAAGGGTTTCCTGCTCCGCAATAAAAACCTTATTTTCCGTCATTTTTTCCCTCATTTCCAGCATAATATAACACGATGCGTCATATTTTTGCTTATTTTGTTATTTTATAACGTATCCCGTTATCATATAACGGAATCCGTTATTCTCCAGTGCCATCAGCTTCTTCCGAAGGAAGCTGAACATAATAAAGATGACCATTTTCCATCCCCAGACGGATCTTCGCTCCGTTTTTGTCATCCTCATAAATTTTGGCATCCACCTGCAGTGCCTTGTCATTTTCAAGTAACTGCTGATAGCGTTCGTTAAACCGGTCTGCATGTGCAGGAGTTGATGTTGTAAGAGCCTCCATCTGGAGGTTCAATGTAGGATTGTTCTTGATTGGTAAGTTAGCCATTGTGTTCCTCCCTTAAAACGTGTCCTTAATCCAGAAGGTCATCGCAAGATCCGCATCCTTGCCTTTAGCTGAAAACCGCTTAATATTAACGATATCACCATTAGCATCATACAAGCCGATCTCGCTGATCTCTTTGCCCGCCAGCTCCTCTTCGGTCAGCGTACATTCATACTTGCATTCTGTATCGCTGACCATTGTATAGCCGTCATACTTCTTTCTGAGAAGTTCATTTCCGAGGGTGCTGTCTGTTTCCGAAAGAGGAATAATGTTCCCGCTTTCATCCACACCGCCATCACCGAAAACAAAACCCACGATTTTCGGGAGCTGGATCTCTCCGGCCCTGGCTCTAACCATATTTTTTCTTGCTGTCACTGTGATGATCTGATTCTGTGTCATGTCAATTCCTCCTCACGCCTCTCAGCGTCCAATATTCTCTTTCCGTTCAAATTCTGGCTGCCATCCAGGAACCATAAATCCTTATCCAGCCGAACACGATAGTCATTTTCCTCTTTATTTTCTATCATTCCAAAGTCAAAGTGTTGTCCGTACTCATGTGGGTGTCTCAGAATTTCAAGAAGAACAGAACCATCTAATTTCCACGCACCGTTTAGTGTTGGAACTTGCCAGAACTGGGATTCAAAGCCCATGGATACCATGCCGACAGTGTTCTCATCTTGGCAGATTGCTGTCATAAATCTGGCTGCCTCCGTGAAATCCTCATGAAGTTCTATTTCTCCAATTTCATAGGTTAAGCCGTATTCATCTGCCTTACGGACTGCATCAAGATTGTATGTACCGTCCAGCAACCAGGCTCCATTCAATGTCCGAACCGGCCAAAACTGCGCTTCATAACCCAGTGCCATTCCTGTCACGGTATATTTTTCCGGGCTAATATAGCCACTCTCTATCAGTAAAATCACACGATATCTTAAATGTGCTGGCAGCCATTTGTCCAAAAATACCCGGATGTCTTTCATATCAACACCCACAATTTTGCTTACATCCAGCGTTATCGTTGCCAGGAGCTTGTCCGCATCTGCCTCTACTGTTGTATCAGCTCCTGTTCGGGCATCCAGTTTTTCCTTCAACCAAGCCTCATTGACCAGCTCCTCATGGAGTAGCGCCGCCGCCCCATACATTTCATCAATAATTCTTTCTATCTCAGCCAGGATTATATCTTCCACATTCAGAAGGTCTTCCATTTGCCTCATCTTTCGCACTCTGGCCGGAAGCATCTGTTCACTATTCAGTGACACTGATAATCACTCCCTTCAGAGAAAAGAATTTGTTATAATCTGCCGTGATAGAATCCTTTTTTCCATTTATTGTTAAGTCCACCACCTCGGAGACACCACTCACCGCGCTGATGATATTGCTGACTTTAAAGAAGTTCAGGGAGATCACTCCGCTCTGGAAAGCAATTTCCAGAAAATGTGCCTGAACATCTGTCTGAATCTGGCTTTTAACCGTTTCCTCCGTGTATCCGGCTGTTTTGTGAATCTCGCATACAATGGTTACATCAATACTCTCCGCTGCAGATACCACCGGGTTAGCCCCCACAGGCCGCTTCGTATTGATATACTCCTGCACAATCCGGATTTCTTCTTCCGTAGGTGCCTGGGCCGTTGTGGAAACAATGGCGATATATACGTTTCCTGTTCCGTCTCTTGGACTGGAAACTTTTGCATTTCCCGCCACCCTTTTGCCCTGGGCATTGGTTGCTTCCTTGGCCCATTTCACATAATGTTTTTCATTTCCACTGGTTCCCATGTCACTTCCTTGAGCAGCCAGTTCATCCTGCAGGGGAGCAATGAGCATCGCATTAAATCGGGCCAGTTCTTCAGATACCGCCTGCAGGTTATCCATTGTAAAGCTTCCCTCTATCCTGGAATCTTCATTTTTGAGGCTTCCTTTCATCCTGGCCAGAATTCCATCTGCCGTAAAATCCATTTATACATTCACCCCTTCCATTCGGATCGGTACCGTTTCTTTCCCATAAATGCTGGTACAGTCAAATGTTACTTTCATCCCCCAGCTACTGGTCTCAAAATTAAAATTTTCCAGTTTCTTGATATATGGATTTACCATTAACGCTTCGGTAATATAACGCTTCATTTCTGACTTTACTATTTCTCCGTTCATGGAGTGTCCAATGAGCTGATCCTCATATTCTTCTCCGAAGGCCGGAGAATAAGCTACGTGTCGGAACCGGGCTGTTGTAAGTGCCTTAAATATCCAGATCCGGAGTGCAGCATTTCCTTCCACCAGATAAGTGCAGCCATTTTCATCCAGAAGCAGTTCATTTCTCGCATAATCATACGCATATTCTTTCAGTAATGGTAAATCAGTTACTTTTTTCGTATCTGTAACCCCAGACGCATCAATAAATGGAAAAATGCTCATCCTGCCACCGCCCTTCCAGCTATATAAAAGCCGCTTCCTGTCATGACAACCACCACCGTATCACCTTTCTTGATTACATATTTTTCATGGAATTCTTTCAAAAATTCATATGCTGCAGCCGGTTCAAACGGTGTTTCAAAGGGCTTTAAAATCTCATCACCGCCATCCGATGCCGCTACCGTCAAGGCCGGATTGATGTAAATGCCAGCAGATACTGTCTGCCCCTGCAGTTGAATAGACAAAGGCTTCACACTGATCACATCAGCCAGGAATGTTCCATCTACGCTTGCCTGAACCCCGCCACCGGAGTTTATATCCGCAGCTCCGCCACCGGATATACGTTCTTCAATTGCGTGAACCATTCGCACGATGTTATGATCTGTCATGTCAGTCCCTCCTACTTACTTTTCTTATTGTTTGTGTCCTTCTCGATTTCCTCCTCATCCATCAGATTTTCAAAAGCCAGGGTAAGATCCATTTGCGCTTTTCCATTGGTAAAGGTATGAGTATCGCTTTCTATGTAAAACTGTCCATACAGTCCAGAAACTTCATCCTGGACAATAATGGAATAGCCAGAGACCGCCCTGAAATCATTCGGTACTCCAGATACAGATCCAGAATTTTCTACAGAAACCAGTGCTTTTTGTGCTTCTGCTGAAATATCTTCTTTATCGCTCTGTTTCATAACTTTCTGAACCAGGCCATATTTTTGAATGGACTCTGCATCCTCTATCACCTTGATCTGATTTCCTTTACTGTTGGTGATAATTACACGGTTTACCAGGTTCTGCAGAGTGCTTTTATACTCTGTATCAATTAGGTTATAATCTCCGGTCATCACAGCTCCACACAACGTCCCCTTTTCAATCACACAAAGCTGATTGATATTTTTAATCAGAGGAATGTATTTTGTACCATTCTTTCTGGCTGCTACTGTATAGGCCATCATGATTGCCTTATATGCCTTTTTTCCAAAACACGGTGATTTCACTACAACTCCATTGGTCGGAGCCAGTTCTCCGCAGGGAATATCCAGTTTCTGGCAGATCTGTGTGACAATACTTTCTGGTGTCCCAGAAAATACCATATTCACATCAGACTGGTTCACGTAAAACAAAAGATCATATGCCAGATAACTTACAGTTTTAGAGCTGCCTTTTTTATCCGCATCAAATATAATCCCGCCGAAAATATTATTTCCTTCATTATCCTGCATGATAATTTCATCCCCAATGTCAATGGACACATTCGGGAATAGAGTATCTTTTTTGTTCTGTGCGATAGTGAAATTGATTTTTCTGGACACCTGGGAAGTATCACCAGACCAAGTGATCTTTTCAATTAGCTGGCTGATATCCTTTCCTCCTGTCAGTAATTTCATTCCTTCCACCGCCTTTATGCAGGAATCGAAAGCACAGTACCCGGATAAATCCAATGCCCGTTCCCGGAACTGCTTTTTCCATGGCTCTTGGCTGCCGCTTCAATCGTTCCGCTATTTGCACCATATATCTTCGTATACTGTGCCCCATTCCCATAATATTTCTTTGCAATTCCCCACAAAGTATCTCCGCTAACCACCGTATGGCTTCCACCTGCGCTGGTATTGGGCCGATCTGTAAGGCCATTGTCTCTGACTTTTGGCATTATATTTACCGTTGGGACGTTCAAAGTAACGTACTCTGAAAAAGACATGGTATAATAAATATCCTCGTCCCCTTCATTTACAGAATAATTCAGTTCATCCATCAGCATTGCCAGATTGATATCCATGTCCGTTACAATAACGCGAACTACCTTTTTCGATGTTTTCCACTCATCCAGCATGGTGATGTAACCTTTCGGTGTATCTTCGGCCAAGTCACTGAACGGAGAATTCTCTGACGGGAAAAAGCTGGAAAACTTTGTGCGCTTCAGCCCACGGTCTCCTGCCAGATTGACTTCTCCCATTTCCAACAAAGTTATCGTCTGATTTAACTGTTTTGACGTAAATTCCACCGTTTTAGGGTTAATCGGGAGCTCGATGACTTCGCTCCGATTATCCACGCTTAGTTCAATGATCCTCTCTTTCATAAGCTCCCTCCTATCCCATATTTACAATTACTTCTACAAATTTCTTTGCTACTTTATCAGCCATCTCATCAATATCATCCTCTGACCGGACATTGATGGTATCTGCAAGTTTGGCAATCTGGACTGTGATGCTTCCGAGGAATCCTCTTGCGCCACCGGACGAAGTGCTGCCCGGTACCTCCATGCCGCCCCTGCTTTCCCTGATCCGGTCGATCAGAGCCGAAAGATGCTGGTCAATATTTGTTAAAATGCCGATAACAGAGGACATTCCTCCGCCGTTTCCGGAGGATGCTGCCATGCTTCCCTGCACTACGCCACCGAATGCATTGCTGGTCAGAGACACGCTTTCCTTGTTTGGAAGTATCCTGGAACCTCTCGGCAGATTTACAAGTTCTGGGCCTTCCTCACCTACCCAAGTAAGTCCACCACGCCAGTTGTTGTCTCCAGCCGCATTCTTTCCAACGTTTCCTGATCTGCTGCCTCCAGAGCCTGCAATCTTGGCTCCTGTGCTGCTGATCCAGTCCGCCACCTTACCGATAGCTGAGCCGATTCCTTCCACGATAGGCTGAACCACGCTCCAGACGCTCTCCAAGATACTCTGAATTCCTGGGAATACGCGCTGTACCACGCTGAAGACAAGCTCGAATACACTAATGCACAAATCCATAATAGGTGAGATCACGCTCCAGGCTGTGGTCAATACAGAACCGATTGCCGGGCCAGCTACTGCGATAACTTCCTGGATGAAGCCCATCCGCTCTCCGATGAAGCCGATCACAGAACTTACTTTCTCACCAATGCCATCGAATATTGTACTGAAAACAGGGGCAAGCGCCACAACAGCCACACCGATAGCCGACACCAGCCCCGCGATAACCGGCGATGCCTGAGAGATCAGGCCACTGATACCAGAAACCACACTTGAAATCACCGGGAGTATTACTGGAAGCATAGTTGAAACAGTGTTCACAATGCTTCCAATTGCTGGGGCACTGGCTACTGCAGCCTGACCAAGGGAATTTGTTATGCTCTTTCCGAAAGATACAAGTTCCGGTATAGCCGCTGAAAACTTGGAACCCAGGTTTCCGATACCATCAAACGCCTGGTTGACTGCGCCGCTCATAGAAGATGGCAGTGCGCTCACAATTCCGTCTTTCAGACCCTTGACGATTTCTCCACCAGATTCTTTAATCTTCGGAGCAGCCGCCTTTATACCTGTTTTCACAGCTCCAGGAAGCGCTTTTACGACTCGTCCAACCATCGGAACCGCATTCTTGAACAGGAACGTGCTGGCCGTCTCCACTACAGAGCCCATAGCGCCTTCTACATCACCGCCACTCGCCATAAAGCCAAGCAGATTTTTAACTGCGGACTTCATGGCTCCGAAAGATCCGCTGAATGTGGTCGATGCTTCTCTCGCTGTGGTTCCTGTAACATCCAGTTTTTCCTGGATCACATGGATCGCGTTATACACATCCGCCAGATTATCCAGGTTATACTTAACTCCAGAAATTTTCCCAGCATCCTTTAACAGACGCTCCATTTCCGACTTCGTACCACCGTAACCAAGTTTCAGGTTATCCAGCATGGTGTAGTTCTGCTTGGCAAAGCCCTGATAAGCGTTCTGGATAGAACCTATGTCGGTACCGAATTTATTCGCGTTATCTGCCATATCTACCATGGCCTGATCCGCCACTGTGGCCGCTTTTGCCGTATCACCCTTTAAACTGTTCAGCAGTGAAGCTGAAAAGCTGGTGACCTGCTCCATATAATCATTTGCTGATAATCCCGCTGTTTCAAAGGCTTTGTCCGCATTCGCTTTGACTGTATCCGCATCATCCTTGAATAAGGTCTCGACACCGCCACGGCTCTGCTCCAGCTTCGCACCTTCGCTTACCGATGCTCCCACCACTGCAGTAGTGGCCGTGGCCGCTGCGATTGCAACCGGTATAACAACCTTGGTTCCCAGTTCTTTCATTTTTCCGCTGATAGCAGAAATTCCTTTGCCGGTAGCATCCTTGATCTTCACTACCGGCTCGGCAACCTTTTTCCCAAGATCTTTTACACGGCTTTCTACCGCTTTAACTTTCGTTGTGGCCATGTCCTTTACAGCCATGGCCGTCACTACTTTTTTCCGGAGCGGTTCCATTTTGGACTTCAAGCTATTCAGTGCCTTGGTTGCCGGAGTTGCATCCAGTTTTGCCTGGTACTTTTCCTTCCAGGTTTTCTCCATCTCCTCACGGGTTTTCTTAACATCCTCCCGGAAAGAAGTTTGTTCTTTCTTTATGATCCGGAGAGTTGCCGTGACATTATCCTTAATGCTAATACTTCCTATCACACTCATTTGTCACTTGCACCCCCGTTCCCTTCAAAAGCAAACAGCTTTCTTCTTTCCTCTATGGCCGTCTCCATGGAAGCAAAATAAAAGAGCCTTTCCTCCAGGCTCAGATTCAGGATATATTCAGGTGTGATTCCCTTCTGCAGATAAAAGTGCAGGAAATAGGTTTCTCCGTCTCGGCTTATGAGTTTTTTAATTCTTCAACCACAGTGACCTTCTTATTTCCGAGTACACCGGAAAGCTTCATGATCTCTGTAGCGATTTCTGTTATCTCGCTCATTTCAAAGATATTCACCACTTCCGGATATGTCTGGATCAGTCCCTGATTCATCATCTCCTGTGCGACTTCTTTTAAGTTCGGTTCCACAACGGCCAGATAAATCGTATATTTATCTGCCGCATTCGGATCGTTCTCATCTTCGATTTCCGTACACTCTACGATTTCAGGATAATCCAGGTTACGAATTTTAATATTTTCATCCAAGCTCGGAATATGTAATGTGCGGTATTTTCTGACCTTTTTCTCCTGAAAGCGCTTGATCGCCTTGTTAGTAAAACTCTTAAATACCTCGCTCTTATCTTTATCCATGACTGTTTCCTCCTCTTATGCTGCAATCTGATCCAGGTTCTGCAGATCAGACGGTGTGAAGCCGATGCTGGTTTCTTCCTCGACAATTCCGCCTTTTTCCCAGTTGACCACCGGAAGTTCAGTGTGCCATACATTGTTAGCTGACCAGCGCTCTGTCTGTCCATTCACGGCATCCGGATCTTTCAGTTTTGCAATAATCTGGCAGCGCACATCCTTGCCCTTCTTCCAGCTTTCCAGGATCGCTTTTGCCCTGGTATAAACCTTTTTTACGGTATAGGAGCCTTCTCCCTTTAATCCGGTAATCTTAGAGTCCACATCAATGCCGATCTGGACATCTTCACGGTTGGCCGTTACCTTTAACTCGATCTTAGAAAATTCAAAGATTTTCTCGCCATCGATCCAAAGCTCTCCCCAGGTACCGGAAAGAGTTTTGTTGCCTCTGATACTCTCTGCCATTGTCATTCCCTCCTTACATGTTTACTGTCATTTTCAGATCTTCCATGGCATCCACAAATTTCACGTTGCTGGTCACAAAGACCTTGCTTCCCGTATTTGCTTCGGCCACCGCCGTATCATCCATTTCTGATGTGTCAGTGCCCCGTCCTTCCAGGTAATTCCTCTGGGCATCTACATCTACAGATACGGTATTGTCATAACTGCGATCCAGGACATCCCCAAGAAGCTCCTTATGGTAAGAGCTGATGGCTGCCACAAACATCTGCTTGTTGTCATAGTCATTGATGACTTTGCCCACATAATACTTTTCAAATGTATCCCGGATATCATCCATGTAGAGATCCATGCCCTCCACGATCTTGATCTTCCGAAAATCTTCCGTTTTAGTGGCAGTAAAGGAAGTCAGGCTGTTCACACCGCGCCCAATCTTATACTGGCTGCCATCAAAGGTAAGGATCAGTTCGCCTGCATCGATCCGCTCATTCGGATCATCCGGCACTTCTGCCGAAGAAACATCGTTCAAAACATAAAAGGTACTGCTTCTGGAAAGAGACAGTCCAGCAAGGATTCCTGCGATTCGCGCACAGTATTCCGCTGCAGTATGCTTTTTCCCGGTAACAGATGAGGTAATGTTCTCTGTGGTAAAGTTGATAATTCCCTCATGATCTCCCGCATAATGGGGAAGAACTACCTTGAAGGTCTTCTTTTCATCATTGCGGTACTGCTTGATCCAGGCTCCGATCATCGTAGTATCTGCCGCCTTAATTCCAGGGATGCACAGATAATTCCATTTTAAGTCCTTTAACTTCTTCAGAACCGCATTGTAGCTTTCTACATTGGTGGCCACTCTCATGGCGATCACTTTTGAAGGCGCTCCTTCATAGATCAGCTTCAGATAATTGTAGTTATCCTCCGTCCACTGAGTGAAATCCACATCATCCACTTTGTTGTAAACATTCTGTTCTTCACCTTCCGTGTCATCTTTCAAGATAACCGCCACAATTCCTCTGGCACTGCGCTCAATAGCACTAACGCCTTTTGACTGGAAGATAAAGTTAAAATTTGGTAATCCCAGACTCATGTTTACTCACTCTCCTTTTTCAGTGATACTCCCAGCTCCTCCATCCGGTCATTTGTAACCTTCTGTTCTTCGGAGTGCCGGAAATTGATAGTAAAAATGTAGTGGAGAACGTGATCCACTACATTGATGTCCGCATTCCCGATGGTGATCTTCCTATCGCCAAACGAAAGCACCGGACGAATGGCTGCGTCAATTTCAGCAGCTTTAATGAGATAAGTATTATTGCTTTCACCCTTCTCATGGTAGGTAACATCCACCATGACGCTCATGTCCGTGTAAATCCCATCCACAGTTACAGGACTCCCTGGCTTCAAATCCACAAAATACCAGGTTTTAGGCTGTTCCACTCCATGGGCCGGGTCTGTACTTTTGATCTCTTCAAAAAAGACATCTGTATCCGGATCTATCTTCTTTAAGACACGGATCAGCGCGTCTTTTATCTGCAATACTGGATTTTCCATCATTTCTCCTTAAACCAAATCATGCGTATTTAAAAAATCAGCCAACCAGGCCCGCAAATAATCTGGAAGCTTCCGATCCATTTCCTGCAGAGACACCTCCAACATATGAGCGCCTTTTTTAAAGCCGCCGCCCTTCATGCGATGCCCATACTCCACAGGCTCTGCATATTCCACATTATTGTAAATTTCAATATAGTAGGTGTCTCCCCGTTTTTCGATAGTTCCCAAGTTCCAGGCATCCCGTAAACGTCCAGTCTGAACCGGAGTCAGTTCTTTGGCTTTTCCAAGCGCCTGCTCCGCAATGTCAATGACCATTTGTTTAAATTCTTCCGGGTATTGCCGGTCTATGATCTGGGCCAGGTTCTTTTCCCACTCATCCAATCCGTCAAAGGTATATTCTGTACTCATCAGACCACCGGATTATCCAGACGAACTGGAACATTATTGTGGGACGGCTGCCGTTCAGCAGCTCCAGCCAAAGCTTCTATAACCTTTCCAAGCCGGGAAATTACCAGGAAATCATTTTCCAGGATGTCGATCTCCGGCCTTACAAAAAGGCTGTATGAAGTATCTGCAGATGCCGTGGAGCTGCTCTGTGCCAACGCTCCGCCGCTGTGGGAAGATAGCGCACATGGAACATCCTGATACATCATCTTCCCTTCCGTACCGCTTTTAAAAACACTTTCACCAGATGGTAAAGTATCTTTAAAAGGTCGGTAAACGGTCACTGTATCCCAGTAGGTCTCTGCCAGAATATCAGCTTCCTGCATGGTTATCCTTTGGCAAGCGCATTTTCTTATAGTGGTTTAAGGATGTCTCATAATTCTTCATGAAGTCCACCGTGGCGCTCCTGGAAGCGCTTGGATCGCGGTAAGAAATCGTTGTGTCTCCACGGGTGACGGATGATGTTTCTTTTCCTGTGGAGACCAGCAGATCTGCCTTTAACATATCCTCGGCAATCTGGGCTGCAGTTCCTTCCAGACGTTCCGGAAGATCTTCTCTACAGCAGTAAATCAGGATCTTATCTACCGCCCGGCGCACATATCTCCTTGCAGAGCTTTCTTCCGTTTCTGACATTTTCATGTTATCCATGACTTCGGCTACAATCCTGTTTTCCTGTTCACTTGCCATGCAATCCCTCCTACTTTTTCCTTGCTGTCTGGCTTTTCTCAGCAGTTTCCTGGTTCTGTTTCAGGGCCACTTCAAGCTGATCTTTCGTGCCGTCCAGTTCCTGTTTCAGAGTGGCATTTTCTTTCAGGGCCACCTCAAGCTGGTCTTTCGCACCATCCAGTTCCTGTTTCAGCGCAGCGTTCTGGCTTCTGGTCGTTGCCAGTTCCTCCTTCAGTTCCTTTTCCGCTGCAGTTGCTTCGTTTTCCGGAGCCGCTTTCTTTGCGGCCCCTTCTCTGACAAATCCCTGGCTTTCCAATGCCAGCGCTACAACTTCAGACTCTGTCTGTTTCACTACATTGTCGCGTCTTAAAGTAATCATCCCACATCTCCTCCTATGACAGTTCTTCCTTTACGTTGGTAAAGCAGGTCTTGATCTGCTGATCCGGAATCCAGATATCATGGTACTTACGGTAATCCATCGCATAAGCTCTTGCCTTCTGGTTTGTCTCCGGATCAAAGATTCTCATCTTATCTGTCTTGGACACCGCTACAGGGGCTTTTCTCGGCGTGATGATCCAGTTAATGTTCTTGCTGGATGCCGTTGCTGCAAATCCACCATCTTCCTGCCCGCTGGTTTTTCCATCTTTGAACAGGTATTCGGTCTTCATTCTCTCGGAACCAACCGAAATCAGCGGATGCTGTCCATCCAGGCTCTTAACCTTAAAGCTTACATCTCCCTGCTTAAAATCTGTCACATCCAGCTTTTTGGACAGTTTATCACTCATGGAGAGGATTGCTGCCACCATGCGGCTGATGGTAATTACCAGTGGAGTATTATCTCCAACGATTTCCTGAACCGTTGCAATGTCATAATACAGTTTCTGAAGAATGGTATCTTCCGCCGGAACATATCCACCAGATGCTGTTTTCGCTTTGATGCAGGCCGCCGCGATCGTGCTGTAACGGTAAGCATCAATCTCCGGGATCACTTTGGTTCTCTGGAATTCTCCCATTACAGTAGCCGCGGTCAGCGCGAAGTTGGTCTCATCCACTGCATTCTCATCAAAGCTGAAGGAGCGTCCTCTGTCCTGAGTCATTGTTTTAGTCTGATACTTGAAGTTTACTCCACCGGCTACAAAACCGTTCTGGCGGTCATAATCAGCCAAACCGTCCATAGAAAGCTCCGGGATCTTGACCTCTGATCCACCGTTATATTTCACCAGGTTGGAATTGACTTCCATCCAGCCGGAAGTAGCCTGTTCTACTGCAGCCTTATCCAGTTCACTCTGAATGACCGCTGCTGTCTGAATTGTATTTACGCTCATGTCTCATATCCTCCTTATAATCCTCTGATATTTCTTGCGATCTGATCTCTTAACATATTTTCTGCGCTTGCTGCATTGCCAAGGCCCTCCGGAGTCTTTCCACGAAGTCTGGATTCCACCGCCGTCTGAAGACTTCCCTTGAAGGTCTCTGTTAATTTTGACAGACTCTTTTCCATAGCCTCTTCACTGGTATAATCCAGCAGTTCAGCCAGGCCGACCGGATAACCATCCTTTTCCAGGGATGCCGTTGCCTTTTTCTGCAGATCACTCTTTAAGAGCTTCGCCTGCAGTTCTGCGATCTGCTCATCTTTCTTTTTCTGTTCCTCGGCAGCCTTTTCCTCCGGGCTTAACTTGGCCTGTCTCTTTGCTTCTTCTGCCTGAGCTTCCCAGTCCTGCTTTGCTTTTTCAATGGCTGCATCCATATCCGCCTGGCTGAAGGATTTATCCTCCGTTTTACCTGCAGGCGGCTCTGTTCCTTTTTCAGCAGCCTTTTCTTCTGCTCCAGGTTCCTTTTTCTCCTGCTTGGCACCGAAAAGACCGTCAAGAAATTCCTTAAAAGCAGATGCTTTCTCCCGGTTTCCGGTTTCCGCACCTGCGGCCTGTCCCGCCGCTCCCGTAGATGTTCCTGCCGATGTAGTTGCTGCGGTTTCAGTTGTCTGAGTGCTGGTGGTCATTTCTCCATCCATTTTCATGTCCTCCTTGAATTTTTGTATAACAAAAACACCCTCTAACGCTGGTTAAAAGGTGTTTAAGCTCCATTTAAACGTAATTTTTTGTAATTTAATAGGCACCCTTTCGGGTGCCCATCATGCTTTCTTTTTCTGCATATCTCTGCAAAAATCCTCTTTGTAGTTGTTTGTTCCCAGAGCCGATTGCCTTATAACCACTCCCGGTATCCCATCCGGATATGTATCACATTTTGCATAGCCATGATATCTGGTGCATGAGTTACAGGCGCTGTCAAATGCCTTTGGTGCTTCCCACCACCGTCTATCAGAATATGGTTTCTTTTCCATTACAGCTCCTCCATGTAGATTGTATGTCCATCAACTCTGGTAACAATAAATGATGATCCACGCTCAAAAAGAATTTCCTTCTCTGTCGAATTGTACTTTCGTATATCTCGACCATTCTTTGACTGAATTACATACTGTATTTGGAAACTATCATCATATACCTCGGTTGAAGATGATAAATACTCATTAAAGATCTTCAGTTCTCCCGGAACATAAGATTCAACAAACTCATCCACATCCAGAATTCCGAAATCTGAAAGCGACCGTTTTACCGTTCCCTCATACTTCGGCATCTTCTGAAGTGCGGAATCCATTGCCTTTATGGACTGTTCTTCCTGCTTCGTCAGTTTTTCTCCCCTGCGGAGTTTGTCATTCCAAACGTAAGAAGAACTGCTTATGTAACTATTCATAGCATGTTGCTCCGCGTCTGTCAACGGTTCCGCAGGCTCTTTTGCCTTTTCTTTTACATAGCGTTTTTTCCATTCTTCAAACTTTGGATTGTCTTTCAATTGGTTAGCGCCGTCCTTCAGTGCAAACATATCAATCCGTGGCTTTGCTCTGGTAGTACATTTACAGTTCGGGTGAATCGGCGGCAGATTGACTCCCGCCTCGGCCTCAGATAACTTAAATGCCTGACCATTTAAAGCCTGGCATATCTCACAGCCACCTCCCAAGAAAATGTATTCCTCAATTCCAAGTTCCTGATAGGACTGCATCTGGCCTTGATTAGAAAAGTAACTGCTTTCTGTTCTCACCAGGCGCTCCGCATTTTTACGCCCCCGGTGCATCACATCATCTATGGATTTTGCCATTTTCTGGACGCTGGCCCCGGACATGAAGCCCATGGTCAGTTCCCTTCTGGCAAGAGCCGCCAGCTTATCCGTATCCTCCCACAGCGCCTGGGAATAATTTTTCCCTGACCACGGAAACTCCAGAATACGCTTCAGCATCTTCTCATCAACCTTCGCCACCGTAAAGCCTACTCCCATGATGCTCTGAATATCATAGCAGCTACGGTAATAATTGGTTTTAAACATATCACCAAGAAGATCTGTCAGCTTTGTTTCCGTGTCTCCGGCCAGGTTTATCATCTGCATGTAAATCTGTGAAAGAAGCTGCTCTTTTCTGCTGATCCTGGACTTTGCAGACAGCGTATTTAACTCCAATAGCGTCCTGGAATCCGTCTGGGCCTCGGTCACATACTTATCCATGCTCTTTCTCCAACGGCTGTATTCCTCGCCGGACAGGAGCTTTTCTGCTTCCGCGTTATCCAGTTTGTTATCCTGGGCATACTTCTGGAACATGGCATTGATCTCATTTTCCAGTTGGTTGGCCGTCTCATCATAAAGATCCATGATATCCCTGGCATAGGTGTCGGTTTCCTTGGCATTTCTCAGAACCCTTTCCTTGGCCCGTTCAATCCATTCATTCCGTTCTCTCTGACTCATCTACGCCCTCCGCAGCCATTCCTGCAGTCACGCCATTCTGCTGGCTTTCAAATGCTTTGGCAAAATTTTCATAGGTGCCGAATTCGTCAACATCCTTGTTTTTTTCTTCCTCCAACTTTTCCATCTCATCATGGACATTTTCCACCCATGGCAGCATCTGCAGCCTTGACTCCGTGGAAAGCAGTCCTGAGAGCTGCGTTGCGATCTGTGTCAGCTCCAGATTGTTTTCCGGTTTGTTTCTGCGGAACTTCGGAGTGATGTCCTTATAATCATAATGGCCGCCCTTGATATTCAGGATATTGGTAATCAACTCAATCCGGCGCTGCAGCCCCTTTTTGAACTTCCGTTCTTTCATGGCGCATAACTGCTCCAATCCCCAGAGCTTATAAGCGATTGCTACTCCAGAAAGGTTACCGCCAAACGACTCATCACATAAATGCGGAACATGGGACATGGTATGGATATCCTCCCGCAGCCGGTTCTTAAAATTCTCCATTGCGGTATCATCCACCTGTTTCAGCAACCACTGGACATCTCCTCCATCATCCAGAATGATCGCACCTTTTTCCTTCATGTCCTTGACATCATCACTGCTCACATCTCCCAGCTTCAGGATCTTTAAAATAGCATCATCGTTATACTGGAAGTAATTCGCTGTATTGCTCTGGGCCTTATTGTAAGCATCAATCTCTGTGATAACGCCCTCAAAATCTCCCCGGCGCTCCTCATTATTGATGTACTCCACAAAGGGGACATCCTGCCAATAATGTTCCTCAATCGCTTCCAGGTTCAAATACCCGTTATTGAATGACCGGAAGCGAAGAACCTGGTACGCATTCCAGAACTCCACCTTCAAGATCACATTCTTATCTTTATCGACAGACCGGACGCTCCTGATCGCCGCCATAGGCTGGGCATGGCCGCTGTCACTCTCATAAATCATGGTCAGATCAGACGGCGCCACCTTTGCAAAACGGATCTGCGCGTCCTCATCAAGATATAACATTTCAAAGCAGCTCCCACAGATGCTGCATTGTTTAGCCAGCTCCATGTTATGATCCTGCTCATCGTTATAATCAAAAATATCCTGAACCGTCTGCAGATAGGCATCATCCTGGGAGTTATAGACAACCGGCTGCCCAACAAAATAACTGGTTGCCGTATCCGTGATGTACTTCGCCATGTTATTAACCAGACGGTTGTTCGGTGCTGTACTGTCTTTCTTGGTCTCTGAAAGAATTCGGTGCTGCCCCACGTAGTAATCAGTCAACATCCCATATTTCAGATCCATCAGGTTTTCATCTATGATCTCCCGAATATCTTTTTCTGTCAGGCTTTCTGCAGAAACCCTGTCCATATAAATAACCGGCATAATATACCGCCTCCTTTACAATCCAGCCGCTCTCCTGTCCATGATCCGGAACCGCTTGCTTTTCTTGGCGATTGTCCGGCAGCCTTCCAGAGCATCCGGGCCATCATCATGAGCACCCATCGGGAAGTGGAACATCTGCTCCAGGAGCCGTTTATGCTTTTTATTGAATTTGATGTAGTGGTTCTTTACATCTGGCTGCATGGTCTGAATTCTCATGGTCTTATCACTGGTCTGCGGTACTTCTTCAATCGGGAGGTAAAGACCGGCCCTGGCGGATGCCTTGGCCAGTTCCTCTTTTAAGAACCACTGGAACTGTACAGTCTCGGCACCGAACTTTTTATAGCCCCGTCCAAAATCACGCTTCAGCCAGCGTTCTTTCTCCAGGATATCCGTGATGATACGATCCGGGTGCCTCCGTTCAATATCCGCATCCAGCACATACATGTAACCTGTAACTTTGCTTTTCGCCAGTGTGATGATCGCAGAAAAGTCGCTTTTCTTGGTTTTTCCAAGGGAAGGATCGACAAAGCCAAAGAACTGAAAATCCTTGTCCTTGAAGTCCATTTCTGCTTCGTTGTAGTAGTCGAACCATTCCTCGTTGAAAACACAGTCTTCCGGGTTGATCGGTTCATTCTGTTCCTCAGAGTTAAAGGAAGCCTCTCCCTCTGTCACCTTCATGACCATCAGATCATAGTAAGAGAGTTTTTCCTCCCAGAGAACTTCTGTCCCGGCCAGCATCTTTTCCCGGTGCGCTTCAAAGAACTTTCGTGCATTTTCCTCATGGTTTTCATCAGACAGGTCAGTGAAGATATTTTCCCACTCCTGCCACAGGTCTGCCTCCGGCGAAAATGATATAACTGCCCGGTACTTAATTGCCTTGTATCCAGGGTTTTTAAGAGTATTCGCCAGTAAGCTGTCATAATGGAGCAGGGTTCCGATATAGACAATATCTGTATAATCATCACCGGCCTTGGAAACTGCTTTTTTAAACCAGCTATCCAACTTCGCCCGCTGCTCCGGTGTCCGGACATTTTCATCATTCTCAATATCATCCAGAATCAGCAGATCCGGTCTCCAGTTCCGGTGCTTCCTGCCTCGGATCTTCTTGCCGGAGCCAATCGCCTCCACCTTGATATTGGTGCTGGTCACCAGAACATTGCTCCTCCAGACTTTTCCGGTCAGATCTCCAAAATCTTCCCGGATCGCTTCGTTTTCTTCAAACTCCACACGGATGTTATCCAGGAAGCCCTCCGCCTGATCCGAACTATCGGAGATAATGATCGGATAATGCTTATACCCATATACAACAGCGTGGATCGTTCCTTTAAACGTCAGACTGGTAGACTTGGCATGTCCACGGGGAGCTGCCACTACACGCTTGCAGCCATTCATCCGGCTGATCTGCTTGACCAGCTTCGGTGTGCTTGGTGTAAGTCCTTTTAAGACTCCATCCTGCCAGATAGCATCCAATTCCCGATGGAACTCCGGAGACGGTCTGGAAAAATAATGTGGAAAGTAGGCCCTTCCGAAGAACTCCATATCAACAGCACCAAGCCGCTGCCGGATTCCGCCTTTTCCAGTCAGCGCCGCGCCCGCTTCATAATCTTTCCTGATTCGGACACGTTCTGGCGAATCGTCCCTGTTTAAAAATATTTTTAAAAGACCAGAAAGATCGTTTAAGGCATTCTCCTGTTCTTCGTAGTAACTTTTGCTCTCCGCTTCCGCCATTGCGCTGATCAGCGCCTTCAGACTTGCATCTTTTCCTCTCCGCATGACCTTTCACCTCTGTCCCGCTTCTTTTCCTGTTCAAATTCGCCCCATACGGCTCATTTTGCCTTTATGTGGTAATTTCCCCGACCGCAGACCTTTAAACGGTTTTAAACGGCTTCCTAACGCTTTTAAAAGGGGAATAACAGGCAAAGAGAAAAGGAACCGGACAGAGGAAGTCAAAAGGCCGGGCTTCGCCACCCGACCAGCGTCCTTTTCTGCTCAGTTCCTTTTCTTTATGCCTGCATCCCGAACACAGCCGGGACGAATCAACCGGTCATGTTTTAAGTCGCGTCTTGTAATAATGGCTGTGCCGCATCCTGGGAAGCATCGCTTCCAGCTTCCTGCAGCTCTCCGCCGCCTTCCACCTCGATCCCAAGCTGCACCTGTCTGGCTTCGCCGCAGATCGTAATTTCAAAAGTTGCCTTCCGGCTTCTTTTATCCCACTTTAAAACTCTGTTTTCTAACTGCTTTAAAACTCCGCTGATGACAGTGATACCACCACTTCTGTCTTCCCTTACCAGAGTCGGTTCCAGAGGCTCTCCACTGCCGGAAAGGATTCTGATCCATTCAGCTTCCAGATAGGACAGTGTCGATGGTGCCTTACTGTCTCCCAGGAACCGGATCACTCCCGGAACCTCTTTTACCCGGTAATAGTTTCTGGCTGTGAAATCCATATCCAGGAACACGTATCCTGGGAACAGAATATATTCCTTTTTTGTCCATGCCCCACCAGACCGGATGGGACGGTTTTCAATGGGAACCTCGGCTCGGATTGCCTGATTTTTCAGTTTCCTTGCAATTCCGCTTTCTTCTCCAGTTTTAACCTGAATCACATACCACACAGCCTATCCCTCCATTCCTTCGCTTTTTTTCTTATTGAGGTAAGCGCTGACCCGATGGTACAATTCCGGATCGTCCTTTGCCATGGTCTCAAATACCATGCTCTGAACAGCTTCCAGTCCCGCCTCATAGTTTTCTTTGTTCTGTACTTCGATCCGCTTCTTATAAGCAGCAGCGCGGATCAGACCGTTTGTTTCCTTGATGAGCTTCTCGATAGGAACTTCTTTCATCTGTTCCTCATCCACATTGGTCAGGGCATTTAAAACGTGGTGGCTCGCCAGCCGGATCAGGGCTTCTGAAGTATCCAGATCCGGATAACGGTTCATTTCATCCATCAGCATGGAGAAATTGTTCTGGGCCACGTTGATCATCTCTACCGTGGCCAGATACTTCCTTGCGTAGGTGCAGATAGCCATCTGGCTCATCTCCTCACCATTCGCCTTCAGGAAGGCAACGATCTCTTTGTAAGTGCAGCCAGTAAGGAGCATCTGCTCCACGGTGTCTTTAAGCTCCGGCGGCAGTCTGTCCACCTTCCCTGTGCTGCGTCTTCTGCGTTCCTGTTCCATCAGCCGTCCAGATCAACCATTTCATCCGTGATGCCACCGCCAAGGAGCCGGATGCCCTTGCCGGTTACTTTTGCTTCCAGCGTCTGATATTCCACATCGGCCAGATTAGCCGGTTCCCTGCTTTCCATATCACGCAGATAGATGTATCCTTCCTCATGGAGAAAATTCACGGAATCGATGAACTCCTGACGCTCAATCCCCTCCGCTTTTAAACCTTTTTCAACACTTCTTAAAGCATTGTACTTTTCCCGGAGCAGGTTGATTGTCATGAGTACCCTGCCGTTATTCACCATAAAAGCTCCTGCCCGGAGTCTTCTCTTTTCCTGTTCTCTGTTCATTGTGAACCTCCATTTCTTGTCATTTCGATCATCATATTTAACATCTGTTCCACTTTCCGATCCACCTTATTGATCTCACGAATGAAATCATCCTTTGTCAGGTAATTCTGCCGGATCTCCTTAATCTCCTTCTGGCACCCATCAAAATCCTTGCTGTGAGTCTCCTTGGGTGTATAATCCTCACGGATCTTATTGATGTCTTTTTTTAATTCGTCTGTGGTTTCCTTCAGATCTGCTTTTGTTACAGAATCCCGTTCTATTTTTTGAAGCTGCTGGACTGTGCAGTCCAACTGGTTCATGGTTCTTTTTAAAAAATATGAGATTACGCCAATACCCAACGTAATGGCGGTTGTTATGATCCATCCTTCATCCATCCAGTAATTCCTCCAATAAAAAAAGATACACTCATGTTTCTGACACAAGTGTACCTCTTAGTCCCGTGAACTGTCTTTTGAAGCACTTCACTAATTTACTTCACTTTTTAAAATGCTTCCGGATAATCATAGATGCTCATCTGACCCTCCATGTCATCATCCAGATTATCCAGTTTTCCGAACAGGATAAATCTCACCCAGCGCTCGGTAAGTCCATATTTCGCGGCAAGCTCTCTATAATTTCCTCCGTCAAATTCTTCCCGGATCTTCTGATCCCGTGCCGCCCGTTCCAGGCTCTCTGCCTTCGGAATATAGATTGTAGTGCCGCCAAAAGCCCGGACAAGGCTTTTAAACCCGTCCAGGCCCACCAGTTCTACCATCTTTCTCTGATCTTCATCCAGGTTTTCTATCTTCACATGGTCTAACAATCCCATCGCTGGCCGCCTCCTTCCGTTCCAGGCTTTTTAAATACCCTTTTAAAACTTCAATCAGGGTATTTCCCTGGCTGAAGGTGAGCCATGCAAAGGGATTCTTCGCAATAGCGTCTACATGCAATTCTTTCTTAATAACCGCGCACAGCCTGTCTCCCAGTAGAACCTCATTCGGACTCTTATCGCGTTTCTTCAGTTCGTACATCAAAGCCCAGATTTTCTTCTGCTGGCCGCTGGTCACGCCTCCTGGTCTCTGTGAATGTTCCTTCGGCTTTCTGCTGGATGGTTTCGGAGCAGCGGTACCGCCCTGCAGATCCTCCAGCCTTTTGATCACCGCCATGGCCTCCTGGTAGGAAAGTTCCTTTATGGAATCCTTACCTGTAACGCCAGACACCAGTATATGAAGCTCATCTTCACTTCCATTTCCGGTTATTCCCAAAGCATGACCTATAGCATAGATTTTCTTCATCTGGAATGATTCTATCTTTCGCATTTACCGTTGCTCCTTCCTGCTATTTTTCCGCCTCTACTGTTACCTTGATTCCTTCATCCACGAATATGGCTGCCCGGATCACTTCCACCGCTTCCTGCGGTGTGCCTCCCCATTCTGCCGCTTTTAATATCTGCAGCATCCATTCCCAGTTGATCACTTCGGATGCCAGGTAAGCCCAGTCACTGGCTTCCTGTTCTGAAAGGCCCACCAGCTTCATCAGGGTTTCTGTGTCCTTTTCATACTTGCCTTTCAGTTTCTTTTTCAGCGTTCTCTGGATCTTCTCATCCTTTGTGATGGCGCTGATCGTAGCGTCCAGGCTGCCCTCGGTGAAATTCCCCATATACATCATGGAAAAAAGCCGCTTTGCCGGGGCTGACATACTATAAGAAACATCTTCTTTTACAAAGTCCTTGAAGACATCCCCCAGGAGCTTCTTTACCATTGTCATGGAGATTGGCTTCACGGTCTCACTGTTTCCGACCACCACTTTGGAATTTTCGCTTCCCCAATATTCTACGGTTTTACTCTTCGTGTCCCGGAGATCATCCGTGGCCTGCTTCTCGAACCAGGCTTTGATTGTTTCCATTTCACCTTTAACGGCAGCCATCTGGCGGTCTAACTCGGCCAGACGGTCAACCTTCTTTTTTACTTCCACCACATCCATTATTCTTCAAATTCCTCCCTAATCTTTTCTGCACATCCGCGGCAGATCTCAATACCGCAGACCGTTTTAACATCGTCCACTGTTCCGCAGAAGTGGCAGGTTGGGACATGCTTACGGATATGTACCCCATCCTCATCTGCTTCAATATCTACTGGAACACCCGGAAGAATGCCAGTCTCCTGGCGGAGCTGACGCGGAAGTGTAACCGCGCCACTCTTGGCTACTCTCTTGCTTACAGTCATGATAGACCTCCTCTCCCGCTCTGCATTTCATGGGCTTGCGACCATCGCCTTACCGGCGGCTGCATTAAGAGGGGCAAGCGCCCCTGGAATATCTTGCGTTTATAGCTTCATAATAGAATCCGATATTTTGCACACATCCCGGACAGTTACTTCCTTCCCAGACTTCTTGGTTTCTTCATGAAGCTTTTTTATCTCCGCAGTTATTTTCATAAGCTTAAAGACTCCCACCTGTTCTGAAGTGATTGGAAGCACATCAGTTCCGGCTGTAACTAATGTGAGGGCATTATGAAACCAAAACACATCCATCGGATTCATGAGATTGATTTCTTTATCAAATTGTTCGGCTGCTTCCTTAGCAAACTTTCTCCGGTTCAATCTCGGTTTGTCTGGCGGCAGGAGCCCTTGTTCCTGAAGTTACTTTTTGACTTTCGCTTTGAGTGCTTTCTCTTTATTGGTCAGGCGTTTTGACTTGGCTGGCATCTTCTCTCCTCCTACTGGATTTTTCTACCGTACCGGAATCCGGTGCTGTGCTTTTGAATCCGGCAGATCAGGGAAAATGTTGCCTTTATCTTCGCCTTCTCATCCCAGCAGTCTGCCTCCATGCTGTAAACCATCAGCTCTTTTCCGCTGTCCCGGATGTAAACCGTCTCCTCATAATGGCGTTCCAGCTCCGGTGCTGAATACTGTTCACCATACCAGCGAATACGCAGGTCAGAGCCTACGCAGCGCGGTTCAAAGTACATTTCTTCTCTTTGTACCATCTCATTCACCCGCCTTTCTGACCTCGGTATACCGCTTCACAGAACCGTCCAGCATCCGCTTCGTCACAATTCTGGCTCTCCTGCACTGAAGCAGGCGAAAGCAGACCCTTACCTCGTTCCACTCTCTTTCCAGATCTTCCGGCATTGGCATAGCCTTCTTTTCCATGACCTTCATAGTCGCTCCTTCCTGAAAGTTCTTGTCTTCCCTGTTCTTTTAAGGAGCGCGGCCCGGCTGACTACCACCAGCTCCACCGGCGTATCCTTCACGATCAGCCAGTTCTCCGGTACCAGCCCTTTCCCCTGCAGGAACTTCTTCTGGGCCAGTGTCGGCTTCTTTCCGTTCTTCACGCTGCACTTACCTCCTTATTCAGTTTTACCTCACTCTGCCTTTATCCGGGCTTGTGACCGGCATCCTTCCGGATGGCTGCATTAAGGTAGGGCTTTACAGCCCCGGATTTTCCCTGTACCGGATGAGCATGTGCTCGGTGGTTACGGTGATCGGCGGGAGTGAACTCTCCCTTCCGTCACGGTACCCTTTCATCCATGCCCGGTCATGTTCGATTTTCACCCGCATCTGAATACCGATCATCCATCCGCTAAATCCCGCCAGAAACATCAGAAATACCACAACCAGGCTTCCGGCCACTCCGACCTTACCCGCTGCGATCAGTGCCGCCATTCCCCCGGCGGCTACCGTTCCAAGTGCGATCCCTGTCATCATCATCTTTGCTTTTCCTGTCATGTACTTCATTGCATTTACCTCCGTTTGATTGATTTTATAAATAGATTCCCAGCGGGCCTGTTACTTTCTGCAGACCTTCCAGGGAAACATCCTGGTTATTGGCGGCTGCTGTGAATACGTTTACCATGCCGCGCACTCCCCACTTACTGTGGCCGACATTGTAGAGGTATGTCAGCTCTGGTGTCATTCCTTTCTCCACCAGGGAAGGGAATAGCTTCTCAACGTCTTCTTTGGTTACATTCGTAGCCCGGTACCGCCCGTGGAGCTTCGTCCGGTTAAACTGCTGTGAGAAGATCGCCTCCTGTCTTCCAAGCATCTTGTTGTAGACCTCATCGTTTCCAATCAGTGCGATTCCGATGCCAGGCTTTCCAGTGATCGGGTCTTCATCCACCCAGCCTCTGATTTCTTCCAGTGCCATGAACTTCAGGTTCTGGGCCTCATCAATAATCAGGACATTATCAGCACTTCTCAGCCGTTCACGGATTGAAATGGAAAGATCTTCTGTTCTCTGGTTTTCCGATATCTTCAATGCCCTTGCGATCATCCTTAAAAGGCTTCTTACAGAGCTGGTACTCGGTGTGGTGCTGATATAGATCGCCGTTGCCGGATTGTCCCGCAGGAACTTGGTAGCCGCCTTGGTCTTCCCGATCCCGGCATCTCCGTCAATAACTACGATCCCCTTCTCAAGCTGGCAGTAACGGATCATCTTGTAAATACTCTCTGAGATAGAGGTTTCTACATATCCCCGTACCGCGTTGAAAGACTCGGTCTTCTTGGCGTTTTCAGCCTGCTCCTCCTTGATCTGAAAGAATTCGCGGATCTTGCGCTCTACATCCTCTACATCGCCCTTGTCATAAACGCTGCGGCGGTACTGGCTTAATACCGCTCCGCTCAGGTTCATCATCGGGGCCAGCTTCGCCTGGCTGACTCCCGTTTCCTTCATGTACGCTTCAACTTTCGCCTGAAGTTCTGCATTATACTGTTTTCCCATCATTTACCTCCCTGCCTTTTGGCTGCATTTTCAATCATTGTGTCAAGATCGACTCCGCCGACCACTTTCTGATATACCGGTGTTTCATCTGCCCGCTGAACCTCCAGTACCTTCGGATCTGCTTTGCCTGTGTAGCTTTCTTTGTTGCGTTGTGCCTGGCGAAGTACCAGATCCAGCGCGGTAACCCGATCAGCTTCTGCGATGACCACGTTCTTTTTATATTCATTCGCGATCTTCTCCAGCTTCCTGGTCACTGCCATTCCGGCCTTCACATCATCCTTGGTAGCGCCGTATGTAAGAACCGCCGTATTATCTACCGGAACCGTCATCAAATATTTGTCTTCCAGGTTGTAGATCCGGACTTCCTTCAGGTCATTCGGATTGTACCGGAAGTATACCTTCTCACCGAAATGTCTCATCAGCAGTTCATCGTTCCAATATTCCAGGCGGCCTCCGTTGATATCCAGATGCACTCCCCGGCGGCCCACGGCCTGCGGACGGCTGCTTCTCATGAGCATCAGGTTCAATTCCTCTGCGGCTGCCACCCGGCGCTTAATCAGATGCTCATTAAACACATCCATTTTGAGCTTTCCTTTGTCTTCTGCCACCGGGCCATCGTATTCCATCATGTTGAAGTAATACTTCAGAATTGCATCCACATACTCCTGGAACTCATCGTCTGTGTAAATGGCATCTTTCTTCAGAACATATTTCAAACGCTCTGGCTTTTCCACCACGCTGCCGCCCGTGTAAGTATTGAACAGTCTGGAAAGGCCGTTCTTCACATCATTGAACCGGCGCTCAATGATCTTCGCCTTCGCATTTCGGACGATAGCATTTGTCATATTGATTCCCAGGCGTTTAAATACGCCCGGCGGTTCAAAGGTTTCCTCGCCATTCTTTGGCTTCTTCTTCCGGTGGCCAAGGCCGCCAATATCGAAGGTCAGGAACTCTCGACCGTTATCCACGTAGATGTTATCCGGGATGCCATATTCCAGGATTCCCTTTCGGAGTGCGATCAGCGTTGCCTCTGAACCTGGGTTATATGTAATGTAGTACCCTGTAAAGATTCCGCTTCTTGCATCCAGGAAGGCTGTCAGGTATGGCCTGTGCAGCTTTCCTGACTTATCCCTCACCATTACATCGAAGGTGTGGTTATCAGCGATCCACCACTCATTGCTCTGCATCTCATCATAAATACGTTTGATGTATGGAGCGCAGCGATCATTGAATGCCTTGTGTCCCTCGCGGCCCAGAACCTTAACTCCCTCCGGAACACTTTTCAGTCTCCGGTAAAAAGAAGGATAGGCCGGAATCTGCGTATACAGATCCGGACGCTTTTCCTGCGCCCACATCTTTGTGTACTCCAGGCACTTGGTTACCGGATGCTGGGCCTCGTCCAGATAGTAATACAGGAAAGCCTGCCATATCGTTTCATCTATGGAGCTTGTCCCTTTCTTCCATTTGTTCCGCTTATCAACCAACGCCTTCATATCATCAGCCTTCACGGCATTCCATTTTCTGTAAAGCGTATCTACTGATATGCTCCGCTCTGGATGTTCCAGGCTGCAGAGCGTTACGAACTTTTTATCTACTTCAGCCAGGGAAGTAACTCCCGGCATCTTTCTATATGATTGCCAGCGCTTGGTGAGGTCGATCCAGAAATCAATTTCCTTCCGCTCGTCCTCAGTAAACTCATCAATTGCGGCCTTCTCCACTTCCGGCTCTGGCTGCTTTATTTCTTCCGGAGGATTTTCTGCAATCAGTTGATAATACTTGTGCTGCAGTTCCTCATCCAACGCATCCAGCGGTACCAGGTAAGTTTTCCGGTTTTTGCTATTAACAGTCTCTACCGCCTTTAATTTCCCATCTTGTATAATTTTCTTAATATAACGTGGACTGCAGCCTTTTACCTCTGCAACCTGCTTCGCTGTCAGCATCTGCGCCATACATTTCCACCACCTTTTTCAGCCTGTCCTCATCAGATGCAGGAGGCTATCCCTGCATGACCGGTCTCTGCCGGTTTCGACTCTTTTAAACGCTATTTAAAAAGTCTTTAAAATCATCCATGTTACCGCCCAGCTCCTGGATCAGCGGAATGATAAACTTCTTTCCTGATGGCTTCCCTGTGATAGCCTCACTGATCCTGGCCTGGTGTGTTCCCATCCCTGCGGCCAGTTCTCTCTGGCTGATGCCTCTTTCCAGCATCCTGGTTTTTGTCCATAAGGCAAACTCAGCGAAATTTCGTACTTTTCTGTTCTTCATTCTGCCTGCCCTCCTAACGTATTCCGTTATAAAATTCTGTATCAGCGATACAAAATAACCTATTCCGTTATCGGATTCTGTGCTATAATCGGTCTTGTATAATTGATACATTATTATAATAATCCTCATTTGAGGATTTGTCAATTAGAATTGAGGATTTTTTATATTCATGTGAGGATTGTTGGAGGGGCTATGACTATAAATGAGCGTTTTTTTAAATTATTAGATGAGAAAAAGGTTTCCCAGAAAGATTTTTGCGAAGCAACGGGCATTCCGAAGCAAACCGTCAGCGGTTGGAAAAATAGAAAAACTGATCCGCCAGCATCGCTGATTCCTACTATCGCAGCATACTTTGGTATCACATCTGACTTTTTGCTTACCGGGAAAGATGAATGCAATCAGGCAGATCTTGAACTTAATGACACATCTACTCAGCAACTCCTGAAATACTTTTCTTCACTTTCTGAAGTGGAAAAGAATATTGTTCTGGGAAAAGCGGCTGAATTTTATCTGAAATCTTTGTCTGAGGATTGATAGTCCTCACATGAGTATCATTGACCTTTTTTTCATATTATGATATATTCTTAGTGCATTTACCACCTTGCTGGACTGCCTACCAGCAATAAAAAAAAGGGCCGCGTCAATTAACTGACCGGCTCTTTTTTGGTTCCCATTAACTGGTTCCCATTAAGTTCTCATTTTCACTTTTATAATTGCTTTTAAATTTTATTGTTTTAAACGGTCTTTTAAAACCTTTCAAATGCCGAAAACCCTTGAATTATCAATACTTTCTCCCGTTTCCACATTTTAATTTTAAAAATTTTAAAAGGCTTTAAACCCCCGCTTTTTATTGAGCTTTCTTCCCTCCATTTTCAGGCATTTCTATGATTTTTCGTTTTTCAATGTGAATTCTGGTTCCCATTAAAATTTTAAGGGGTAAAAAGGATCTATAAGCCTAAAAAAGCCCCTATTCACGGGATTTCTCACCGTGTAAGGGACTTTAAGGGTTTATAAGGGTTCGTTGGTTCCCATTATTGCAGGTTATTCGATAATCCACATCCAGCTCTTTCTGGACAAACTCTTTCGGCAGGCCGCGGGGGTTGGCGATGAGATACCATACCCGAAAGGTGCGCTTCTTCGGATCTGTTTCCTGCTGGTAGAGCTGATAGCCCGCCTCATCCTCCTGCGTCCACTGTCCTGTCTGCCGCTTGGCCTGCACAAAGGGTTCCACCACCTGGTCCAGCTCCTCTCTGGTGCGGCTTGAGGCCCAGGCTTGATCCACATCATTGGCGTGGGAGAGGTGGAACAACATCGAACCCATCCAATTCTTTGCCTTGTGTTCAGGCGTTCCGCGCAATTCCGCCTGATGGCGGTACTCCGCCAGCTGCTCTGGTGTTCCGTACCGTTCCACCATCTGCTCATCCACATGGATGCACCAGCTGTAATCCTCCGGCTGGATAAAGGGAGCGCAGACCAGATGTAATGCCTCTGCTGGGTCCGCCTCAAAGCGGTCGATAAAGTCAAGGTAGTGGGCTTTGATCAGGGGCAGAAAGGTGTCCAGCAGCCCGGTGTTCAGCCGCAGGTCCTCTGTCAGCATCCGAAAGAATGAACCGCCTGTTGTCGGTTCTATTTTGAAAGAGTAGAGCCGGTCATCTCCCTGCTTTATGATACAGGTGAAGCCCACCTCTACATTTCCATGGCCGATTTCGTAGTCTATGTAGTTGTAGCGCCTCCGGTCAAACCATATCTGATAGGTCAGCCCGTTTTTCATTTTCTTTTTGAAGTCGCCTTTTTTCAGCCGCTTCCAGCCCTTTTCCTCCAGGCCCAAGCCTTTCCACAGGTAGTCCAGAAGCTCCTGAAATATATCTGCCGGGCGTTTTTGCTCCACGGTCTCCACCTCCTGACGAATCTTCTTTAATAATCCAGCAGAATGGGCACCTGCTGCTCCTCCGCAAACCGCATGGCCCGCCAGAACATGGAGAAGACAAACTTGGCCAGGGATTGAGTGTCATACTGGGTGTGTTCTGGGATGTCTGCCTTGCTGTACTGTCCATCTGAGTCTATGGTTCCGTCTACCGGGTATCCCTCAGTGTCGGCCCAGCCAAGGATGGTGTCCTCATTGGCCTGCCATGCCAGCTGGTTCAGCTTCTCCAGTTCCTTTCGCAGACCGCCCAAAGTGGCGATCATCGTCTGATCATCGGTGGGCAGAGGGCCTTGGAATAGAAAGCTGTCGGTGAGGGGAAGCCACCAAGTCGCGCCCCGAAGCAGGGACCACACCCGCTCCTCGTCCGATGCAAGGCGGGCAATCAGGGGATGCTCCCCGAAGTTCCAGTCCTTCTCCACGGTGGGAGGCACTGATTCCCCGTATGTATGGCAGGCAGCCACCAGCAGCATAGCGCCGAAGGTATCCCAATCCGGCTTGTCGGTGTAATAGGGCCGCTCGTTGTCCTCCGGCCAGGGAGTGTAGGGTGGCTGGTCCGGCTGGGAAATGGCGGCCAGGATCTGATCCCGCCAGTTCTCCACCGCCGCCTGAACCTCAGCCGGGGACAGCTCCTCCTCGTTGTCGGCGGGTTCTCCATCCGGCGTGATCCGGTTGAAGGCATATCCGTTTTCCTCCGCCCACTGCTGAACAACAGTTTTCCAGTTGTGAGAATAGTACCGGGTCAGCGTCCCGGCGTAGATGTCAAGTCCCATAGCAATGCCTCCTTTTCTGTTATGCGGTCATTCTTTTGCTGGAGCGAACATCTGGTCAATCTTCTCCAGGTCGTATTCCAAGATCCAGTCATGAAATTGATGATAGAGCGGCAATAGCAGCTTCTGTGAGCCGCCCAGCACATCCAGCCCACGGTCATCGTACAAGTGGTAGAGGAACGGTCCCGGCCCTGTCAGATAGACGCTGGACACAAAGCCGTTCCAGCCGCCGATGCCCCCCAGAATGATTTCCCGCAGAAGCAGCTCTGGTTGAAATCTGATCTTGCTGAGATCCCAGTAAAACTGCACTTGTGCATGGGTATCCCCATCTTCGTCCAGCTCTGTGGCTGGAAGTTGCTCATCGGGAACTGGGAGTCCCACTCGCTGCCGGATAACGGTCAGCAGGGACTCGGCGGGTTCTTCATCGGGATACCCGTCGATCCGCAGAAGGTCCGGCACCGCCGGAAGTGCCCGATAGATCGCGGCGGCTCGGTCCAGCGCCCCCTGAACATAAGCGGGGTTGGTTTTCAGCTTCGCCGCACGCCTGTCCAGATAGATTGGTTCCTCCCCGCCGATCTCAAAACGAATGCCCACCGGCGCATGGTAGAACAATGGATGCTCCAGCCGCTCCATGCCAAGGCCGGTAATTGCTTTTTGAAATTTTCCTGCCAGCATACTGCTTCGTCAATCCTCGTCCCCGGCCTTGAAGTTGTAGATAGGGCGGATGATCTTTACCACATCCGCCGTAGGGCCGATATTATCCAGAATGTCCTGCATCCCCTTGTAGGCCATGGGGCACTCATCCAGGGTGGCCTTGCTCACCGAGGTGGTGTAGACCTCTGCCATCTGCTTTTTGAATTCAGACACCGTGAAGGACTGTTTGGCGTCCGCCCGGCTCATCAGGCGGCCGGCGCCGTGGGGAGCAGAGCAGTTCCAATCCTCGTTACCCTTGCCCACGCAGAGCAGGCTCCCGTCCCGCATATTGATGGGGATGAGCAGTCGCTCGCCCTCTTTGGCGGACACAGCTCCTTTCCGCAGGATCATGGCGTCGGTATCGATATAGTTGTGGATGGTGGTGAACTGCTCCTCCACATGGAGCTTCATGCCTTTGACGATCTCGTCCATCATGGCCTGCCGGTTGAGCATGGCGAAGTGCTGGACGATCTTCATGTCGTGGATATACTGCTCAAACAACTCTCCGGACACATAGGCCAGGGCCTTGGGGATGTTGGTTTGCTTGAGGTTTTTCAGTTTCTTCAGTTCTTTCTGGATCTCCTTCTCCCGGCCCTCCGCTTTCATTCGGGCAATCAGCGCCTCGATGGAGGCATCGTCAGTGCGGTTGAGCACCTTATAGCCCGCCTCCTGGTAATAGCTGGCCACCTCCACACCCAAGTGACGGCTGCCGGAGTGGACCACGATGTAGAGATTTCCCTCGTCGTCCTTGTCCACCTCAATGAAGTGGTTCCCACCACCCAGCGTACCGATGCTTTTTTCCGCCCGGAGGAGATCCACATGGCGGGCACAGCACAACTCACTCAGGTCGATCTCATTGAGGTAGCGGTGGGCCTTATCCCGGATGGAGAAGCCGGAGGGGATCTTTTCATAAATCAGCTTGTCCAGCTTTTGAAGCTCCAGCCGCCCCTCCCGGATGCGGGTGGTCTCCATGCCGCACCCGATGTCCACACCCACCAGATTGGGCACCACCTTGTCGGTGATGGTCATGGTGGTGCCGATAGTACAGCCCGCCCCGGCGTGAATGTCGGGCATGAGCCGGATGCGGCTACCCGCCGTAAATTCCTGATTGCACAGTTCCTGAACCTGTGCGATGGAGGCGCTGTCCACCACATCGGTGAAGATCTTGGCCTCATTGTATTTTCCTTTGATTTCGATCATAATTTCCTCGCAATATTCTATGGGGCATGGCCCCGTCAAGTCATCTCATACAGCAGGGCAGCGTCGCCCTGCACCAGTTCCAGATGGGAGCGCAGCGTTTCAAGCCCGCTTTGCACCGCCTCGGTGGGCAGATCCCAGTCCGGGGCAATTTCAGCGGCCAGCTCCGGGAGGTCCTGCTCCCGCAGAGCTGACAGCAGTTGAGACGCCAGCTCTCCCTCCAGCAGAGCGCAGTCCAGGGTGTCCTCCGTCTGGGGAGCAGGAAAACGGACATCCAGATCCAGTTCGCTCTCACACCAGTCCCAGATGGCCATATAGACCGCGCCAGAGCAGTCGCCGTTGGACAGTTCCTGCCGCCGGCCGTCTTTGAGAAGGTAAAAGGATGCGATCTGTGACATGGCAATTCCTCCTGAATGTTATTCTTTTTCCATCAGCCCTTCTGCCTGCATCCGGATCACATAGAAGGCCCGCACCCAGTCCAGCTCCTGCTCCATGGATTCCTCCAAAGCCAGCAGGCGGCGCTTTCCCAGCCTGCGGTCCAGAAGGGCAAAGATGCGGACAAGAGGATTCTCGCTGACAAGGCTTTTCTCGATGATCTGGTTGTCAAAGATACCAAACGCCTCATAGAACACCTTTTGGTCAAAGGTGCCCTGCTCCAGCGCAAAGGCATGAGCCTGGTTAATGGCCTCTTTTGCAGAGTCGCAATCTTTTAGCGTTGTGGATCGCAAGTGATGAAATTTCGTCCACACATTCTCAAAATAGGTGTAGTAGTTGCTCCGCAGCACCTCCACGCCGTCCATGCGAATGGCCGCCCGGCCCTCATGGTCAGCACTTTTGCTGTAACTGGTGGCAAAATACTGGATGTGGCCCCGGAGTGCCGGACACAGGTAGTCATTCTCTAATTTGTTCCGGATTCCGCTCCAGGTTGACATAGTGGCCGCCTCCTTTCTGATGCCATTGTGGGCAAGGGTAGATTCCTCACAAATTAAAATTTGAAGATCACATATAACCCTCAATATAGGATCGTTCTATAAATTCTTTTACTGCAAATAGATCTGCAAACTCCTCATACTGGGGAAATCCGTCCGCATTATGTGCTGAGTAAGTCAAATGGACCAGATAGTAAATGTCCCGTCCCATTCCGTTTCTGAGAACATATAACACATCATCATTGGATTCACACTTCGCAGCCGCCCAGATTTTTTTGCCGTATAAGAAGTGGTCTTGTCCCATTTCTTTGTTTAGTTCAGCAACAAATGCCCCGTCTGCCTGTGCGAAGGGGATCATATACCAGTTAAAATCGTTACCATATTTATCATAGAGATCACAGAACATTTCTTCTAATGTCATTTTCATTCTTCCTTATGCCATAAATCCTTTTCGCATGGCAGACACTTTTGCCTTTCCATCAGGGATTGTTGAATCTGTCCTATTTGAATGGCTATTTCTTTCCACCGGTCATCCTCTGTGTCGCAGCCACGAAGAAGCAAGCTGTCGCTGTCCCAGCGGACAAACTCAATATCGTCAAACCGGGTATCATCCGGGTCAACGATGTGCCGCAGATCCAGCCAACGCTCCGGGAGCTGTGGCTGGAGTGGGCAGGAAAAGTCCAGCACGATAGTGGAGTAGGGACAGGCCCAGATGCAGCCGGTGACAGCCAGCAGATCCGTGCCAGGGTCATAGTCCGCGCCGGTCCAGATGAACACTTCCTCGGTCTTCTGACCCTCCTCTGGGTGGACACAGGCAGGGACATAGTGCATCTCCTGTCCGCTCTCCACCTCCAGGACGCTGTATCCATACAGTTCTGTACGGAAAATCAGATAGTGCTTTCCGTTGCGGTGACGAAACAGGGAGCAGAATTCACCATCCGTGTCCAGATTACGCCAAGCATACCGCACCTTGCCCTCATTGTCCAGCAGTTCGCTCTCGCTGCCGCAGAGATGCAGATCGCCGTCATAGATGTAGGCTTTGGAGCGGATGGAGTATCCATCCGTCAGCGGAAACTGCTCGTCTTGCTGAGGAGATCGGTTCTCCGGTGCAAACATAGCATCATACTGCGCCAGCCAGTCTCGATAGCGCTTTTCATGGGCGATGTTTTCAGTGCTCAT